AGGTGACCTTTAACTAACCAAAAAAGTCTGTTGGCTTCTTTTCTTACAAACGGTGAACACATCGGACTCTCCCTACTGTAATTGTATTTACATTGGTAGTAGAATGTTAGCGTAAACTTTGGTGTTTTTAAGTCATTGAAATCATTGTATTATTTTCTTCAATGATTTCAATAAGTTAGCCAATTGAAAAACTATAACCTGTGCCGCCGGCCATGGCCATTGCTACTTCATTTTCAAGTTTTTCTATTTCTTGTTGTGCTTCAGATTTCAAACTAGACCCATTCAAACTTGTGCCGCCTTGTGGGCCTGCAATAGTAGCAAATTTTTCTCTTGCTTCGCCTAGCATGTATTTGCAAGTTGCAAGAGTATAATCTTTAATCCATTGTTCTGACATATAATCACTTAACAATTGCTCATCTGGACGATAATTATATGCCATCAGCATAATTGTTTCATCTGATCTTGGTCGTTGCAACAATGTAAGTTTTTTTGTACTAGCATTCCAAGTGAACTCAATGAATCCGCCAAACATTCTGCCAACAAGTTCTTGGTATTGCGAGAACATATCATATGTTGCTAGTCCTCCCATATTGCTACTCGAAAGTAAATATGCATTTGTATATGCTAAACTAAACGGATCAAACAAACTGCCGCCACCGTTTTCGCCACTAGTATAAAGACTAACATCAACTATGTCATTTAAATTTAGGGGAGTGGAAAATATAATACTTCGTGTGCCGTTGTCTGTAGTATATGCAGTTGTTGTAACGTTGTTTACCTTTACTATAATTGTATTAACTGCACTAATGTTATAGTTTATATTAAACATTGTTTGTGATGCAGCAGCAGTAAATGTTTGAGTAAATATCGGGCCGCCTGATGCTGATGTACTCGGGCGTGATCCAATACTTCTACGAAAGATCTGGCGAACTTCTATAACTTCATTTCCTAAAATATATTCATTTTGATCTGGAACTGTCTTTAAGAACAGATAACTTTCTTCAACTGAGTTATCACTCCGTTGTCTAAATCTAGAAAGTGCTTTCTTTAATGCAGTTTCGTAATGAATAGGATCGAGTTCAACGTCAACCATACCCCCGCCTAGCAGCGTGTTTACATAATCATATACTTCTTGTTTTGTAGTTGCCATTATAAAGTGTCTCCAATAGTATTTATCGTTACTGAGATATTACGCTAAATATGTGTATGCCAAGATTAAGCTTATATAAACCTCAAAAAGGTAACGACTACAACTTCATAGACAAGCAGATACTTGAAATGTTTACTGTGGGCGGAACCGATCTTCATTTGCACAAATACTTAGGTGCTGAAAATCCTAGTGAAGACGATGCTACAGCCGATCAACCAAGATATGATGCTGTTAAAGAAACTAATATACAAGATATGTTATTCCTTGAAAACAGAGATCGAAAGTATGATCCAGATGTATACACAATGCGTGGTATCTATAACGTATCAGACATTGACTTTAATTTAAGCCAATTTGGATTATTTTTATCTAATGATACACTGATGCTTACTGTACATATAAACAGTAGTGTTAAGACTGTTGGACGAAAAATTATATCAGGTGATGTAATTGAATTACCTCATTTAAAAGACGAGTATGCACTAAATGATTATAGCGTAGCACTTAAAAGATTTTATGTTGTAGAAGAAGTAAACCGTGCAAGCGAAGGTTTTAGTCAAACTTGGTATCCGCACTTATACCGTTTAAAGTTAAAACAAATTGTCGATAGTCAAGAGTTTAAAGAAATCCTAGACTTGCCTGCAGAAGAAGATGCTCCAGGTGGTAATACCTTGCGTGATTTGCTATCTACATATGATAAAGAAATGCAAATTAATAATGCAATTGTTAACCAGGCTGAAGCTGATGCATCACAAGCTGGGTATGATACAAGTCATTACTTTACTTTAGCACTTGACGCAAATGGAAATACTGCACTTGTTGACACTGATGCAGACGGCATTCCGGATACTATGGTTCAGCCAGAACGAGAAGGATACAACGGATATTTACTCGGAGACGGTATTCCTACTAATGGGTCGGCATTTGGACATGGTATTAGTTTTCCTAGTGATCCGCAAAATGATGATTTCTTTTTACGAACAGACTTTTCACCTAATAGACTATTTAGGTATGATAATACACGCTGGGTTAAGCAAGAAGACGATGTGCGGATGACATTAACAAATACAAATGATCGTACTACACAAAAAGGTACTTTTATTAACAATACAACTTCTACTACTATTGCTGGGGAAGCAGTAGTCGAACGACAGAGTTTAAGTAAAGCCCTCCGACCAAAGGCAGATGAATAATGAAATATAAAGATATAAAAATATGCGAAGTTGCAGATGGAGAAATGCGTGCCATAGCACAGCCTCTAATTAAATATTTTAGAAGAAACTGTAATGACGAAAAACGGATTAATCAGCAATTAACTAATCTCCGTAAAAATTTAGAAACATATCCAGAAAAAAGACCAGGTGTAATACGACATCTTCCAGGAGTTCTTGCTAACTTAGTTAGCAATACTGTGTATCCGATAAGACTGGCAGGAGCCGAAGTAAGCCAAATTGGACTAGATGGATTTTCACTTCCTCTTTATAAAAGAGAAATGTGTGGCACTGGTGGCGGCAATCCAGCTGCTCCCCGCGATGGTACTGCTACTGGTAATACCGACACTATCGGTAATAACGACGATGGCGAAAATGGCAGTAATAGTACTAACGGCGATGGTGAAAATGGAAACGGTGAAAATGGCGATAGTAATACTACTGGCCAAAATGGCGATGGTAGTCCAGCAAGTGTAGCAGATACATTTTCTAACGAAATGGGAACGTTTGAAGGATTAATTGATCGGGGTGATTGGGACGGTGCGATTGCGTTTTTAGATGCAAATCCAGATTTTGAAGGAGCAATTGGATCAACATTTAGATCTGATATTCAAGGAAAAATAGATGCTGATGCCGCAGTAGAAAGAAATAGAATAGCTCAAGAAGAAGCAGAAGAAGCAGAGGAAGCTGCTGCAACTGCTGCTGCTGAAAAACAAGCTCAAGAAGAAGCAGAAGCAGCTGAACTAGCAGCGAGTATAGCAGCTGAAGAAGCACAAGCAAGAATAGATGCTATAGAGTTAGAACGCGAAGCCGAAGAAGCAAGAATAGCTCAAGAAGAAGCAGAAGCAGACAGACTAGAAGCTGAAGCTGCTGCTACGCGAGAAGCTGCTGAAAAACTTGAACGGGAACGTATAGAAGCTGAAGAAGCCGAAGAAGCTAAAGAAGAACCTGCACCTAGTGCAGATACTGGTGAATCTGAAATAGAAGAGTTTGATTGGGAGGATTTGCAATGAGATGGAATGATCTAAAAACAGTAATAGTAGAGGCTGGTGAAAAAGTTCGCATTACTATTACTTTTGAGAGCGGGGTAAGAATTAATATAAACAACGTGCCTAAGACAGTGACAACTATGCCTAATTTTGAGGAGACAGTACAAGCTGCTGCTCAAAAAGCTAAACCTAATGAAACTTATAGTTCATGGAGTATTAGTAGCGGAGATGTTGAAGGACCAAGTGATACGTTTGAGCCAACCGAAGCTGAAGAAGAAGCTATGAAAAATGTTTTGGACCTCCGCAGATTGATTATGACTACTTGGGATAATAGTGTTCGCAGAGGTTTGACCTATAATGACGAAGGGTACCCCGAACCAAGGGATGTTGACCCAGAGTTTGCAGACGGAGTATCTTTTGAATACAGTCGTGATGGAAGAACGTATACAATCAATGATATTAAAGAAGAGTTTAACATAACTGCGAAAATAAACACCAAGAATCCAGGTGAAGACGAGTATGGTGTCAACTATACCGAAGGTTGGCCGAAGACTGTGGGTGATTTTGGTGACCTAAAAGAGATGGTTATAGATGCAGTAGATGCTAAAGAACATATTACAACAGTTGGTCCTGCACAGGATGATAGTGATAGTACAATAACAGTAGCTCCGAAATCATTTTACTATAAACGAGCAATAGTATACAACACAGGTGACAATTAATGCAACATTTTTATGACGGACAAATAAGACGATACATAACACAGATTGTACGCCTTATGAGTAATTTTTCTGTTAAGGATGGCAAAGGTGCTCTTACACAAATACCAGTAATGTACGGTGATTTAACTCGTCAGGTTGCTAACATTATTAGAGAGAACAGTGAGAATAAGATTCCAAGTGCTCCACGAATGGCAGTATATATTACTGGTTTAGAACAAGACATTAATCGCATGTCTGATAGTAGCTATGTTAACAAAGTTAATATTAGAGAACGGGCATACGATGCAACTGGGAAAGAATATTTAAATACTGAAGGTAAGAACTATACTGTTGAACGATTAATGCCAACTCCTTACACATTAACTGTAAATGTAGATATTTGGAGTTCAAATACTGATCAAAAATTACAAATACTAGAACAAATATTAATGTTGTTTAATCCTAGTTTAGAAATACAAACAACTGATAACTACGTTGACTGGACAAGTCTAAGTGTAGTAAATCTAACAAATACTGTGTTTAGTAGTAGAAGTATTCCTACAGGTACAGAGAGTGATATTGATATTGCCACTCTAACATTTAGTACTCCTATATACATTAGTCCTCCTGCTAAAGTTAAGAGACTAGGAGTTATCACTTCTGTTATACAAAGTATTTTTAATGAATCTGCAGGCACAATTGAGTTAGATTTATCTAGAACAGCCCTTAATACAACTGAACCCCAAGCTGATATTAGAACCCGTATTGCTGTTGCTAACACTGGCGAAATACAAGAACAAATTACTTCTACGGGTACATTCATTGACGATGTTGATTTTATAGTTTCTACAGCACATGACAATTATGGTCTGCTAGTTATGGGATCTACTGCTAAACTAGTTAGAAAAGGTGTTGTCGGTGCAGAAACTTGGACCGGTTATATCAAAGCGATGCCATTTAATTTTGATGCAGGTGTTACTGAATTGCGATTAACTAGAAAAGACCTTAGTAACGAAATTATAGGAACTGTAGTTGTTAATCCACTAGACGAATATGAGCTATCAATATCTTGGGACACAGACTCTATTCCCGCAGATACTATTATAAGTGGGCCAAATGGTGATCGCAATAAGATTGATTATATCATTAATCCTTACAAAACTAATCCTGAAAGTCTAAAGTCAGGTAATCCCCGTATACTAATACTTGCTGATATTAATGACAGTGAAAATGTTGGACAAGATGCAGGTTACGATACACCTGACAACTATGCATACGATGGTCCTGATGCATGGAAAAACACAGACGGTACTGACTTTGTAGCAGAAGCAAACGATATTATTGAATGGGACGGCACATCGTGGTCTATTGTGTTTGATGCAAGTGCGCAAGACGACACAGTTATATACACGTCTAATCTTAATACCGGCAAACAATATAAATTTGATAATGATGAATGGATACTAGCATTTGACGGTGAATATCCAAACGGTACATGGAGACTAGCATACTAAAATAAGTATTAGTATGAAAACAACTAAAATTAATTGCAGTGGTGCAATTGTATATGCCCTTAATACTAAAAGATTTTTATTCTTACATAGAGCAAGAGGCCGGTCTGGAAATTTATGGGGCCTGGTAGGTGGCACTAACGAAGATTTTGAAACTCCATGGGAAGGTTTAACTCGAGAAATTTTTGAGGAGATTGGAGAAATTTCTATTAAGAAAACAATGCCGTTAGAAACATTTGTTAGTAATGATAGTCGGTTTCACTTTCATACATATTTGTGTGTTATTAATGAAGAATTTATTCCAGTTCTTAATGATGAACATAACGGGTATGCGTGGGTAGAGTTTGGCAATTGGCCAAAACCATTACACCACGGATTAAAAAATACATTACAAAATAAAATAAACTTAAATAAATTAGAAACAGTATTTAAAGTTATAGATTTACTTGACAATTTTAAATAATTCAAGTATAATAATTTTAATTCTTATAAAAGGTTAACTAATGGAAAAAACAGAAGGCGTTATTCAAACAGACTATGGATACGAACTAGTATGGTCTACAAATGAGTTGTATTGTGGTAAAATTTTGGTATTTGATAAACTTGAAGCAGACCTCCCTATGCAATTTCACAAAGAAAAAGACAAAACGTGGTTTATTAATAATGGTCAATTTATTTTAACATGGATTGACACTGCTACCGGAACTACGCATACACAAGATCTTGCAGAAGGATCAACTTGGCGTGTTAAACCGTTAGTACCTCATCAATTAAAATCTGTAGTTATAGGTGGTAGTATTACTGAAGTTAGCACTTCTAACTTACAAAATGATGTACATTATATTTAAATTATTAAAATCTTATTACCATTTACCTACCGGGCAAACTGCATCTACAAGTCTAGTTTTTAAAGGCATTATACAATGACATTCTTTACAAGTTTTTAATACAGATAGAAAATCACATGCTTTACAAATATCATATCTAGACTCTCGAACTGCTGCATCTGCAAAAATGCCAGGTGCATTTTGGGGATGTCCACATATTGGATCATTGCTAGTTTCTCGGTAGTTAACAATTTCGTTAATTTCTTCCTCATTTAATTTTCTAACTTGCCAAGTTTGGTACCATTCGCCGTTATCAAATACAGGAGTTCCTTCTTCTGCTACTTCATCTTCCTCACAATAAGGTTGTGCTTCTGTTATTAGAGGATACACATCATAATTTAATAACAACTTTTCATTTGGCATTGATGAATTTGTATAAATCGTTGCATCTGGATGATCTATAAATAGTTGTTCAGTTGTATAGTGTATTGGTTGATTGTCTATTATTTTAATATATCTTAACATTTTAACCTCATTTATGAAAGAGTAATTGTGATTTGGTCATCACCGGACTTTAAACCGCGTGTATTACTTACATATTTACCATTTATTAAATGGACAATAGACTTCTTTGATAGTTGTTTTTATCTTCATAAAACACCCACATTCTTTACATGTAGAAGTTAATTTAATATATCTGTCGCAGGTCTTGCATATCTCAAGTCTAGAGCTAGCAGTATCTGAATCTACAAACCATTTCTTTCTTTCTTCCTCAATTTCGAGTTTTTCTTCTTGTGTTAACTTTCTAACATTCCAAGTTTGATGCCATTCATTATTTTCAAATACTGGAGTTCCTTCTTCAACAGTTTCATCTTCTTCATAGTGAGGTTGAGGTTCTGTTATTAAAGGAAATACATTATAGATCGCCAGTAGTGTTTCATTTGGCAGTTGTGTTCTGTGATAAATTACAGCATTAGGATAATCTATTAATAGTTGTTCAATAGAATAATCTATTATTTCGTTATTTTCTATTTTAATATATCTCGACATGCTAACTTTACTTATAAAAGAGTAATTTGTATTTGGCCGGTAGTTGAGTTTACACCGGAGCTGTTACTTTGATTTGTTCCATTATTAAGGGACCCACCACCGCCTCCGAACCCGGAATATGACCAACCACCTGAGCCGCCTCCACTCCAGCCACCGCCGCCGCCGCCTCCGCCCCAGCTGCCGCCGCCACCGCCGAAGCCGCCGCCAACGGAACCGGTTGCAACATGCCCTCGAGAATTATTATATAATGTTGGCCAGGTAAAGTTTCCGCCACAGTGATACGATCCGCCACCGTTCCATCCTTGACCGCCGCCACCTCCACACTGACCACTAGATGCGCTGCAATTGCCATTTGTGCCACCCGCGCCGCCACCATTTGATCCTGTGCCGCCAGTTGCACCGGTTCGGCCGTCTTGTTGGCCGTTACTGCTTTGACCACTGCTGCCGCCTCCGCCGGCTGCAATAAGCGGTTGTGACAAAGAGTTAGGATCCCAGACGAAACTTCCGCCTCCGCCTCCGCCTCCGCCCCAGCCGTTGGTCTGTCGTTCACCCTGTTGGCCAACTACTAAACGAAGTGTTTGGCCTGAGGTAAGATTAAAATCACCACGCATTCTTGCTCCCAATCCTCCATTTGTGCCTTGGCGAGTGCATGGGCCGCCGCCTTGGCCTCCCCAGCATTCAATTCTATATGTGCCATCTTTAGGCACTACCCATATCATTTGACCACTCGAAGTATTAAAATACGCAGTGTCGTTTTTAAAGGAATCTCCTCCAGTAATTCCGTTTCGTGCTTGTGTCAAACTTGGTCCATCTTCGAAGTTTGCGCCACCGGGTGTAAATGTAGCAGTAGTAAAATCGTACAATCCTGCTCCGCCGCTACCTGCGAGCGCTACCCAATCTTCGCCGTTGTATACTTCTACATAAACTTCTTCAGTATTGTATCTCATCATACCTGTTTGTGGAGATCCAGGTCGTTGCGCTGTCGTACCAGACGGTAATCTAAGCGATGATGTAGCGTTTATTGTTGTGTTTTTTAAGGTAGCCATATTATAAGGGTGTCCATTCTTTAGTTTTATCTGTTATTATGGCCATAATATTAAATCCTTTAGTATATATATATTTATTCTTTCTTATTGTACAGTTATAGTAACTTGGCCATCATTCTGTCTAGTTGATCCGGTGTTACTTTGATTTGATCCACCATTGTAAGATCCGCCTCCGCCACCTGAACAGCCACCACCTGAGTAGCCGCCGCCGCCTCCACCGCCATTACAGCCGCCGCCGCCTCCACCACCGAATCCTGCAAAGCCACCGCTACAAACAAATTGATTGCCGCCTAGGGCGCCATTTCTAGGCGCATAGGCAATGCCGCCATAACTGCCGCCGCTTTGGCCGTTACTCAACCAACCTGCGCCTGCACCGCCCCATCCGCTGTTTGTTGCTGTGCTTCCGCCGTTGCCGCCGCTGCCTGAAGCATAAGATCCGCCGTATGATGTACCGCCACTTGTTCCAGTTTGACCGCCGGTGGTATTGTAGCTTCCACTGCTACCTGCACCGCCGCCACCGCCTGCTACAATAAGTGGCTGACTATCTGTTGCATTCCTAAATACATATGTGCCGCCGCCGGCACCATTACGACTCATGTTAGCTCTTTGACCAACTATTATTCTTATAGTTTCGCCTTCTGTCAAATTAAAATCACCACGCATTCTTGCGCCTCGTCCTCCACGACCGGAGTTTCCTTCATCGCCACCTTGTGCGCCCCAAGCTTCGATTGTATATGTGCCGTCTGTAGGCACTGTCCATAACATAATTCCACTTGAAGTATTAAAATACGAAGTGTCGTTTTTAAAGGAATCTCCTCCAGTAATTCCGTTGCGAGCCTGCGTGAGACTCGGACCATCATGACCTGTCTTGCCTCCTGGTGTAAATGTAGCAGTAGTAAAATCGTACAATCCTGCTCCACCTCCACCTGCGCCCAACCATTCGCCTACACTACTATCATACACTTCGAGTATTTCTTCTTCGGTATTATAACGAAAATCACCTGTTACAGGACTTCCTGGACGCTGCGCATTATTTCCTGTAGCAATTTTTAAAAATCCCGTATCATTAATTGTTGTGTTTTTTAAAGTAGCCATAATATTAAATCCTTTAGCATATTTAGTTTACCATTTACCTACCGGACAAACTGCATCTGTAAGTCTAGTTTTTATAGGCATTATACAATGGCATTCATCGCAAGTTTTTAATACAGACAGTGAATCACATGCTTTACAAATATCATACCTAGATTTCTGCACTGCTGCATCGGCAACAAACGATGGAAACCCTACATCTGTATCTAATACTATAGTTGTTTCTATTAAACGATTATCTATAATTGCTGTTATTTCTTCCTCATTTAATTTTCTAACTTGCCAAGTTTGTTTCCATTGGCCGTGTTCAAATACAGGAGTTCCTTCTTCTGCAGTTTCATCATCAAGTAGATCCGGTAATTCAACTGTTATTAAAGGATACACGTTGAATTGTCTTAATAATGCCTCGTCTGGCATTTTTGACTTTTTGTAGATCATTGCGCTTGGAAAATCTATTAATAACTGTTCTATAGTATAATTTTCCGGAATTCCATTAGTTAACTTTATATATGTCATTTTTATACCTTTTTAAATTGCAGTTATAGTAACTTGGCCATGATCTGCTCGTTGGGCTCCACTAGTATTTCCATTAGAATTACTTTGATTTGATCCAGAGTTGTAAGAGCCGCCTCCGCCACCATACTGACTACTACTACTTGTGCCGCCTCCGCCACTATAGCCGCCTCCGGCTCCACTTGCTCCATAACAACATCCATCAGTTGCTGAGCCTCCACCAAATCCACCAATTGCATTACAGCTTTGACCGCCTTGACCACCATTAGTAAATGATTGTGGTCGACTAGCACTACAACTGTCGCTTCCTGGAGCGTTTCCACTAAATCCTGCGCCGCCGTATACACCACGGAGACTATTGCCGCCAGCTCCACCACTACCACCGGCATATCCCGAACCTGATTGTCCAGTTGTAGATGTAGTTGCATGACTTCGCGTGCCGTTCCACGGAGAATTTGTATTACCACCACCGGAACAAATTAAAGCAGTATTACTATTAGTAGAAACATGTGTGCCTCCGCCGCCTCCGCCATAACTTGGACCACCCATTTGGCCAACTAAGATTTTTATAGTTTCGCCTCCAGTGAGAGTAAAATCCCCACGCATTCTTGAGCCGTATGCGCCATTACCACTGTATCCGCCACCCATAGCACCCCATGTTTCGATTCTATATGTGCCATCAGCTGGCACAACCCATAGTTGGATGCCATTTGAAGTGTTAAAATACGAAGTGTTGTTTTTCCAGGCGTCGACACCTGTACCAGTAAGTCCATTTCGTGCTTGAGTGAGACTCGGGCCACTAACTCCTGTTGATCCACCTGAAGTAAATGTTGCATTAGTGAAATCATATAAACTTGCGCCGCCTGTAATTGCAGCCCAATCTTCGCCGTTCCACATTTCTGCATATTCTTCAGTTGTATTCCATCGAATCGAGCCTACTTGCGGAGAACCCGGTCGTTGGCCTGTAGTACCAACTGGTAGTCGAATAAATCCAGTGTCGTTTATAATAGTTTGATTAGCAAATGTAGCCATATTATTTCGTACCTTTTAAAAACTCGATTTCTTCTTTTAATGTTTTTACTGCTTCAATTAAATACGCTGTTAATTTAGTATACGCAATACCTTCTGGATTACCGTCAACGTCTTTCTTAACTAGATTTGGCAGTACTTCGTTTACTTGTTCAGCAATTAATCCTGCTTCACTTATTGACGAACCATCTTTTCTATCATATATTACGCCAGCTAGTTGCATAATAGAATCAAGTGCATTTTGAATTGGATTTATATTTTCTTTTAATGTAATACTTGAAGTTTCTGTAATAGTACCTGCAGTAACAGCGCCAAAATGTCCAGTTCCATTAACGCCCATACCGCCGTCTACTTGTAGTGCGCCTGTGTTAACATTAGTTGCTGCTGTAGTATTTGTAATATTAGTTATGCCGTTTGCTTGTAATGTTGTAAACTGTCCTGTATTTCTTGTGACATTGCCAATTCGTCCAATAAAACCACCGCCTGAGTATACACGCTTGGCTGCACTAATGCCGCCTTCGGTGCGCAATGCACCTGTATCTCCTGTAGTATTAGTTGCTTCTGTACTATTAGTTACATCTATTATACCACTTGATGTATATGTACTATTAGTGTTTAATGATGTAAATTGCGCTGTGCCTCTAGTAGTAGCACCAATACTCATATTGTTTATCGAGCCGCCACCTGCTGGTGACATTGTAACTGTACCCGAGCCACTCGGGCTAAGTGTTACGTTTGCTCCAGGACTTAGGTTAACTGTTGAACTAGCATTTAGTGTTGTAAACTGCCCTGTGCCGCCTGAAATATTACCAATAAAGCCTCCACCGGAGTAAACTTTTTTAGCAATACTTGCGCCGCCTTCTACTCTTAAAATACCAGTATCACCTGTAGCATTTGATGCGTCTGTTGTACCAGTAATATCTACAGTTGAATTTGCATTTATTGTTGTAAATGCTCCAGAACTTGCAGAAGTATTACCAATTGGAGTGTTTTGAATACTTCCAGCGTAAATTGCTCCGCTAATACCTACGCCACCTGTTACACGCAGTGTACCAGTTGTAGTATTAGTTGCTGCTGAATTTTGCGTAAACGATGTTGTACTATTTGAACTAAGTGTAGTGAATGTACCTGCTGCTGCTGTGCCGCCGCCGATTGCTCCATTTATACTTCCAGCGTAAATTGCTCCGCCGACGCCTAATCCGCCAGTTACGATTAATGCACCTGAACTTGTACTAGTAGACGCACCTGAACTTGTAGCAGTAATTGTAGGAGAAGTAAGTGATGTAAATGCACCAGTACTTGGATTTGACGCACCGATACTCATGTTAGTAATTCCGCCAACTGTATCTGAACTTATTGTTAGTGTGCCGCCTGCGCCGATAATAGTATTGCCACCCGGATCAATAGTTACCGATCCAGTTCCGGTTGGTGACATATTAATAGTTTGATTAAGTGATGTAAATACTAAGTTGCCAGGAAATGCTGTTGGTTTACCTGCTTCGCCTAGTGTAATTGTTCCTGACGCCGATGCTAGTACTAAATCACCAGTTGGACGAACAGTTGCCGTTGCGCCTGGTTGAATACTAACAGAACTTTGTGGACTAATGTCAACTAGTCCTGTTCCTGTTGGTTTAATTTCTACATTTTCATCTAACGGATTAAGTTCTACTTTACCATCTGCGTTTAGTAAGTCTTTTGTAGTTAACGGTAATTCAAACACTGTAGTACCAGCTAACGCACTTGTTAGTACATAGTTTGCGCCATCTGATGTTAATTGGTATGACGAGTTTGTTGGAATCATTACTGAAGATCCAATTGCAATACCGTTACCTATAATTTGTCCTGCTGCTGTAGTTAGTGTAACCATTCCATCAGTAGCATTATAAAATGTTTGTCTGCTGCCGGGGAAGAAAACAGGACTTACCATTGTTACTTCATAACCAGTTGTACCAGTTAAACTAATAATACCTCCAGTAAATGCGTAAGTAAAAGTTTGCTCTCCGGTAACAACTAATGTCTGGGGTGCTGTATTATAACGTGCCATATTTTATCTTCCCTTAATTGTTATGTAGTCGATGTTTCAATGCCGTAAACTGTACAGCCTACATTAGCTTGTGTTGAATATACTACTATATTTAGTCCACCTTGTAACACTAAGCCAGTGCGTTCAAAAACTCCATTTGGAATAAGAACTGTGTCATATTCAATCCATTCCGAATTCGCCGGAGTAGCTGTTGTTGCCATTGCTACACGCAAGCTAATAGAAGTTGCATTTCGGTTTGTTAATGAGATATTTGCAACAGCATATGTGCCTACCGGTACTGTGTACGCTGTTGTATTTGTTGTTGCAGGTATATCTACGTTACCTAATCTTCCTGTTGCCATTTCTTTTCTCCGTTGTTATCTTGCTAGGAAGAATCCAAGTGCTACTGGTGCACCGTCAATTCCGCCTGTAAAGTTCATCTTTGCTGTAATATTTAGCTGACCGCCGCTGGTTGTTGTAATTTCATTGTTTGCAATGAATACTGTACCTGCTGTTATTGTGTTAACATTCAAACTGGACTGTCCGCCACCGATCTGTGCAGTAATATACGATTTAATTGCACGCTGTGTTGGAACAACACTATCACTGTTAGCTGTAAAGAACGGGTCTGTACTAAACTGTGTAATAATAGCTGAACCAATACCAAGACCAATACCATTAAGTTGTAATGATTGTAATCCTGCTAAGTTAAATGCGTCAGCATCCAATGTCGCAGTACCTGTACTTTGTTGTACTCCAAACAATCCACCAACGTTAAAGTTACCGTCTTGGTCTGTACTTGTAAAGAACACACGACCACCGTTACTTGCTAGTTGCTGGCTTTCTTGTAGTGCTGTCGTAATATCCACAAACGGATAATTTGTATCAGCTTGGTTGCCAGTGCCAATGTACAAGAAGTCGTGTCCTGTTAGTCGTACTTGCGAGTACTTGTTAGTTGCAGTAATTAATGTTCCATCTAATGGAGCAACTAATGTTGTTAATCCCGGACTTAATTGGAATGTTGCATTATAGTCGCCTTTATCACCTAGTATGTTACTAATAGCAACTAGCTTATAGAACACACCTGGTCTATTAATAAATTCAATATTTGACCCTGGTTCTGGTAAATCAAACAATTTTTTAACAGCAATAAAGGTACTTGCTTGGAATAAGTCAGCTGCACCATCACCGCTAAGTTCGGTTGTAGCAGTCTGATATCCTGTGCCTCTATTAATAAAGCTTGGATTACCTAATACACCGTCGCCTTGTCTTGCGTCTGTAGGAGCAACAATAGTTGCGTTAGGATCAGCAACAGTTACAATTGGTCCTGTTTTAAACTCAGCTCCACTAAATGTTGCAGATTCAACCACTACTGGTGTTCCGCTATTTGCAATTAAACTAACTGTTAATGTTGTACTATTCGGTACTGTATTAATATAATATATTGTATTGTCAAACAATCCTGAAGTTGCAACTCCAGTAAATTTAATTTGTTGTCCAACAATCATATTATCAGTTGAATCAACTGTAATTGTATTAGTAGCAGTTGAACTTACAGCACTACCTTTCGGATAACCTGATCCTGGTTCAATCATTCTAGTTTTATTAGCCGAACCATCTGCTTCAGATATTCTACCAATTGCCTTGGCACCTGTTTTAATTCTTGCTGCTACAGTACTTGCAGTATCAGTTAATGTGATCCAAGTTGGAACATTTCCAGGATTACCAAATGCTAGTGCATGATAATCGCCACTTGCAGGTAGTGTTTGTTTGGTCCAAGTTAATCCGTCTGGACTAATTGCACATTCATCTGAGCCTTCAGCTACTGCTACAAATAGGCCCTGGCCATATTTAACAGTGGACCAAGTTTGTGAACTTGGCAATCCTGCTGGAGATTCTATCCAAGTACTTCCTTTATTGTAACTTATTGCTACTTCTCTAGTTCCAGAAGCAATTGCAACAAAGCGGCCGTTACCGTATGCAATACTTGACCATAATGTGCTTGCAGACAAGTTACCACCAGCTGCCCAAATAATACCGTTAGTACTTGTAAACGCTTCGTTGCCGCCGCTATTAACTGCAACATATACTCCTGCACCGTATGCAACTCCACTTAAAGTTCCTGCACCTAATACTGGTGTAGTACGAGATACCCACGAACTGCCATCTGTTGAAGTTGCTGCACTTCCTGAGCCCCCTGCGCCACCTACAGCAACAAATACTCCGTTACCGTATGTTACTGCATTAAAATTGCTGTTTGGCAGAGCAGTGCCTGCGTTCCAAGGATCATCAACTGCATCGGTTAATAATAGATTTGCGTTTGCCGTTGATCCATTTGCAATTGCTACAAACTTAGCTGATGCATCAGTAATTGTTATTGTAGGAGTACTTGTGTATCCTACACCAACAATTGGATCATCGTCAATGTCTACACTAAATTGTAATGATTGAACTCCTTGATTGTCTACTGTAGCAACTGCTTGTGCCGGTGTACTTGCGCCGCCTCCGGATATTGTAACAGTAGGAACACTAGTATATCCGTTACCAAATGTTTGTACAGTAAGTTTAGTAAGTTTATCAGTTTCTGCTGTCACTGTCGGAACACCGCCATAACCTGCACCAGTTGTAGTAAGAATAACTTCTTGTATTATACCATTTAATACTGTAGCAACCGCAGTCGCTGCGCCTCCGCCTGAAGTAGGCGTAATAGTAATAGTTGGAGCACTTGAGTACCCTTGTCCACCGTTTATGACATTAATACGAGCAACCTGTGCTGGTCCTGGTAGACCGATACTATTAAGTTCGCCAAGTTCAGCTGTTAGTACTGCGCCCGAGCCGCCTAAGCCGCCTACAGTTGCAGTTGCAGTTGCTCCTTGTCCACCGCCAAAAGCAGTATCAATCCAATTAGCACTTGCAACTGTGCCGCCTGCTGTCCAAGTTGTACCATCTGTTGAGTATGTTGTAGATGTGCCGCCGTTCTGTAGTGCAACAAATCTGCCAGATGCATATGTTGCTGTTGCGTATGCAGTTGCACTATCTGTTGTAGTAGCTGTAGCTGCAAAGCCTGGCGCACTATAAGTAATGCTAGGTTCTACAGTATAACCTGTTGTTAAGTCTAACGCTGCTGCAATAGGTGTTCCAGGAACAACATGATCCCAACCTGCTGCATACAATGTAACATTTTTAGTTTCATTTGTTAATGTTGCAGTTGCGCCGCCGTCAGTTGCACTCACTGTAAATGTTGTTGAGTTTGGAATAGTAGTTACATAATATTCAGTAGTAGCTGATAGGCCTCCAATTGTACTACCTAAGTAAATTGGCATATTAACATACAACGAATACGTATCTGCTACTGTTAGTATGTTACCTGTTGCGCTTGATGCAGTTACAGTTAAATTATCAAAGCTACCTTTGTAAACTCTAGCAACTTTAGTACCGTTGCTAAATTGTAGTATCTTAGCATATTGCCCAACACCTGTACCTGTTGTAAGCTGTATGTGCATTCCGACATATGCATTAGCTAACGCAGTGTCAGTTGCTGCAAGTTGGCCTGTAATTAAGTCGCCGCCCTGTGCAACGTTTTTAGCAGTTACATAATTCTCGCCGCCAATACCGTTACCGTCGTCTAAATCAATTAGTCGTGTTTCAAATATACCGGAATCACGGAACTCATCTGCAATTACTGTTGCATTAAATCCGTCACCGCTAATTGCATATTGTGCGTTAGTGTAACCTACACCTGCGTTATCAAACTCAAGGCTTAGTACTTCTTGACCAGTTGAAAGAACACTTGTTGAAAACGCATCATTTGATAAGTTATCAACATTGCAGAACAATGGAACTTCGCCAGTATCAGTGCCTTCAGCAATAACGCCGTATGTACCATAAGACGAGTTACCATTTGTAGCACGAATTCTTGCACCAAAGTCTGCAATGTATCCTGCATAGTTATAGTATGCAAATACAGATACAAGCTCTGTTAATGAGTTGTTACCACTACACCATACGCCAATTCCGTCGCTTAATACTTGCGTAAAGTCGTTACTAACCATTGAACGGTTACCGCCTGCGTGTAATCCGCCATCAATTTTATTACCAACACATCCAACGCCAAATGTTGTTACATTTTGAATATATGGTGATTTATTAGTGATCCATGCTTCGGTATCATTTGGACCAAACCCTGGATCAAGTGCAACATATGCACCTGCTGTTGGGCGTCTTGTTCCAAACTCATTAAGCTCAGTTAGGTTGCCGCGCAGGCCGTTTAGTGTTTGATTACGGACACCAGTTGAGTTACGGACACGATACATGTCTGAGCGCTCTGAACCATTTACTGCATTTAAATAAAGTTCAGCTGCTCGTAATGCTTTAAAGTTTCCTGGGTATTGTAAATCATATGTAATTGCATCAATATAACGATCCATATCTCTGCGACATGCTACTGGCTCAAACCTATATGTAACACTACTACTACTTAGATTTACAATAGTTTTATCTACTGTAAATGAAGTTGTATTAGGTACTGTTGCAATAATGTACTTAGTATTGTCGCCATCTAGCGATACTGGATCGCCAACACCGAACATATGCGGAGTAGTTGTAGTGATAGTAGTACCTGTAATGCTAGCAATAGTGTTAGTAAATTCAGAACTTATCCAAGCTGTTGCTTCGTTAGCTAAGAAGGATTTATTAGCTGTAAGTATATCAACACCGTTAATTGTTTGAATATCATTAAAGTATGTAACAGTGCCGTTAATTTCTGGACTGTCGTTTTCGCCTTTATCAAGCATGTTAATAACAATATCCATTAGTGCATTGACACGCTTTTTAGCATTAGTTATTACTAAGCCGTTAACAATATCGACCCCAGAAACATATGATGCTATAACATTTTTAAGTTCTCTATACGACTGTACTGTTGCAGTTTTTTGTGCACCTAATACTAAATCTGCTTGTGCGCCTCTGTAGTATGATAGAGCTGCTATAATTGTGCGATAGTTACTATCAGTCATCATATCCCAGAAAATTGCTTCTGTAATATATCCAACATCGCGTTCGCATTTAGCTGAATCATAAGTTAGTGTTGGATAATTTGCTGCAATATATTCAGTAACACTAGTTTTTATAGCACTAACCGAACCTGATATGTTAGCTGCTTGTTGTTTCAATGCAGCCGTTACTCCGCTTGTATCAGGATTAATTTTAATAAGCATTGATTGATTAGCAGCATTGTCATCTGTAAGTACAACTGTAGTACCGTTAAAGAATTCTGCTACGGTAAACTCAGTAGTACTTGGTGTGGAATTTACATAATAATCTTGATTCCCATCAAGATTAGCAAAGCCAAACAATACTTCAGGACCGAGGTTTATTACATCGCCTATCTTAAGACCGTGTGCTGTAGTTGATGTTAATACATTTGATGTAACATCATTAATTGTTATTGTTGGAAGTGCTGTTAAGTTAGTATCAATAATATCTTTTACTTGTTCAATTAAAGTGTTAACGCGAGCTGCTGAATTTGCATCTCCTACAATTTGTATATCTTCATCTCTAAACTTAGGTGTTATATTACTTTGTAGTGCAAATGGACTTCCGAGAGTGTTAACAGCTAAGTCGCTTGCTAAAAACTTAACATAATCATATGCAGCAATAGTTGCTGCTTTATCATTTGCGTCAACTTGTAATTGCGTAGCCAAGTAATAAGACAGTCCAAATTGTTCCGAAGCTACTGTACTGCTATATGTTAAATCATAACGCAATGCGTCTACTAACATTCCGACATCTCGCGAACATTTGTCTTGACTGAACACAATACTTGGATATTCTATTGATAAAAATTCAGAAACTTCTGCCTGTATAAAGCTTTTATTCTCCCAAATTATTGTACCTGCTGCTACATCATTATCGTCGGCACTACTTAGTGGCTTCCACTTAGTTGACGGACGGGCGCCTCCATTAATTGTAGCAATAATATCATCAATAATAATTTCTGCGTGTGCTGATGCTGTGTTAGAAACTGTATGCTTAACTTTATGCTTTAAGAAATTAATAGAACCTATAGTTGCTTTTAGTTCGTTATTAATTACTTCTGCTGTCGAAGTCAATGTTCTATAATAGGACATACCTGCTTTAATTGAAGCAAAGTTTGAACCAGTTACTGTATCGCGTGCAATAGCATCTACCATCAAGCCAGCATCTCTGCGGCAAGTTGCTACATTGTATTTTAAATCCTGATTAAATTTCTCTACCCAAGATACAACATCTTCTGCAATTTCTGCTCTCTTAGATAGCAATGTATTGTATGCATATCTAACATCAGCATCTGCCCATTCTGTTGCAATGTTGATTGTTGCATTGGGCAATCCGTTATTAATCCAATCAAGGATGTCATCAACTCTATCTCCAGCAAAATTTCCAGATATTATACTGCCTGGGGTGCCAGTTACATCTTGTGTTAGGTTGTTGCCTGTTGATTTTGTTACTGTAGTTTCTGTTATTACTTCTGTTATTACTGTTTTTAATCTGCCATATGCTGCTAGTGTTGCTGGCAATTCGTTTTCACTAATTGTTAATACAAAGTTTGAATAATATGCACTACCTGCAATTAACGATTGTGTATTGCCGCCATATGTTAGATCATATCGAACTGCGTCAACAATATAACCTACATCGCGAATACAACGATCTTGTCCATCTGATGAAATACTTCCCCAAACAGCATCATAACCATTGCCAGAATCTTCTAACCATTTACGAATTTCTAATTGGATAAATGCATGGTTAGCAGCTAACTGATTAGCGCCGTCTACATAGCCAGCAAATGTCCCAGTAGCATTTGAAGTTGTTACATAAGCAAGATCATCTACTGTGTTAATGGGCGTTGGTAACATAATGCCCGGTAATGATCCTAAACCATTTTGTATAATATTCTTAATGTCGTCTGTGCGAGCTGCTGCAAAATTAGCAGCATCTGTTGTTCCAACTTCACTTTGAACACCTGTTGTAATCTTGGTTAATTCTTCTTCAATAAAGTTAATAGTGCTTATTGTAGCATCTAGCTGATCAGCTAATACAATGCCTGCTGAAGCAATACCACTTAGATATGAAGCACCAGCTTTTGCACTTCTAAAATCACTTCCAAATATTACATCATACAAAATTGCATCAATAATATAACCTACATCACGCGAACATAATGCTGTATCATATGTTAAATCAGGATATAGGAAGTTAATGTAATTAATTACACCTGCTTGTATTATTGGTTTTCTGCTATCTACTACTGCTTTAAAGTCTTGTAATGCAGTGTCGACCCAAGCAATTGATGGATTAATTATAGTAGGTAAACTGCCGGTATCGATAGTTTCTTTGATTTCATTAATTCTATCTACAGCAAATACCGCAGCGCCTGCACTACCAGCTGTTCCGCTAGTGTCTTGTGATGTCACATTTCCTGTAGTTGGTGTAATTGTAACACCTGTAGCAATGTCATCAATAATTGCTGCTAAACGAGTTTGTACAGCTAATAATGGAGTTTTTTGGTCTGCTGGCGGAACAAACGAACCTTCTGTATAGTAACTTCTAGCTACTACAACAGTTTCTAGGTTACCTCTATAAGTAAAGTCATAAATTAATGCATCAATAGTAGATTGTACTCTATCTAAGAATACAGTTTTATCCCCTGCACTTAATGCTGTCCAAACTGCGTTGTAGGAATCAACCATAAATGCTTCTACTTCATCAATTAAGAATTGAGTGTTAGCTGTAACTAATCTTCGAGTATTAAAGAACCCAGTGTCGTAAAGTGTTGGATCGGCATATGTAAACGAAGTTTGCTTTGTGCCTAAAATCATAATATCTCTTATTAATTCAGCGTTTGCTTTAACTGCATTTGTGCCGGAAGTTATTTCTTTAATCTCGTCTCTCACATGTGAAATTGTTGCTGTAGTTGCTAACAATTGATTGTCAATAACTACTTCTGCTGAACTAATAGCTCTTCGATAGCTCATTCCTGATTTTAATGAACGGAAAGTACTGTTAAACATAATATCAAACCGCAGTCCGTCAATTATAAATCCAACATCTCTTGAACACTTAGCATGGTCATAAACGAATTCACTATAAGTGTTTGTAATGTACTGTAGCACTCCTGGTACTACTGTTGTATCTGCAATTACATCGTCAGCATCTGAATCAATAGCTGCTGCTGCCCATGAATAGTCTGGGAATGTTTTAGCAGGCATTGCACTCATACTACCTGCATCGAGTGCATCAATAAGTATATCTAATAGTGTTGCTAATTCTGTTTCTTTACCTGCGTCAGTTACATATCCATTAATAATTGTTTTAAGTTGAATCATTGAAGCAACTTCAATTTGACGCTGGTCTACTGGTAAATTAACTGCCCAACCTGTAAAGTATGCTTTAGTAGCTTCAGTAATTGCACTGTTACCACCATATTGTATATCATAGCTAAGTGCATCAACAATGTAACCTGTATCTCTTTCGCATACACTTTGATCATATGCAAAACTCGGATAGGTAGTATTAATCCAACTAGTAATGTCTGAGATAATAGTAGCTTTGTTGGTTTGGAGTTCTGATCGTGTAGCAAGTGCAACACTATTACCAGTATCAGTAAATACTAATGCATTAGCGTTTGCTGCACCGTTTTGAATAATATCAATTACTTCATTCCAATATGCTGTATTTCTAGCAATTGCTGTACTGTCAGATAGTAGTGCTCCAACTAGATCACGGCCTTGAGTAATTGCACCAACAGTTTCAGTTAATTGATTTTCAATAACTTCTTTGCTCATACTTCTTCTATATGCTAATCCATCTCTTACAGCATTAAAGTTAGAACCTGTAGCTACATCATATGCAGCGCCAATTTTTAGTAGTTCTAAATCTCTACGGCATTTTGCACTACTGTATTTAAATGATCCAAAATTACTGTTAACATAGTCAATTACTGAGTCTTGTATATCTGCTGTTGCATTTGTAATATTTGTGTTAGCAGTTTGTAGCGTTGAAGGAACCCAAGTAATATCTGGCGCAATTGCCGCAGCAAGTGTTCCGTCTGTATCAATTGTGTCGTAAATTTCTTGTATACGTGCATCTGCAAAAGTTTCTGCGGCCGCACTGCCTGCTGTTCCTAAAGTATTTTGTAGTACAGTGTTACCTGATGTTGGTGTAATTGCTGTTTCTGTAATTACATCGCCAATGATTGATTTTAAGTGTGCGTAGGTTGCAAGAGTTTCATCTTTCTTACCTGTGCCATATACCGGATTGCCATTTACAAAATAACTTCTTGCCGCAACAGTAGTTTCTAAGTTGCCTCCATAAGTTAAATCATAGCGTAGTGCGTCGAGAATAAACCGTGTGTCTCTTTCACAATTTGCTGTGTTAAATGTAAAGTCTGCTGCAAATGGAGCAATTTCTCCGTCAACTTGTGCTTGAATCCAGGCAGTTTGTTCTGCAACAATAAAGGCAACGTTTGCTTCAAGTTGTGCAACAGCATTAGCGTGTCCGGCATCACTTGCGTTGTTTGCTCCACTTGTAGGTGTACTACCTACTGCTGGTAAACTTGGAACTTCATCTAAACCTTTATTTAAGATATCTGTGATTAATTGTGTGCTAGTGTTTACTCTATCAGTAGCATCTGTTGTTCCGCCGTAACCATTAATAAATTGTTGTTTTGCAGTATTTCCGCTAGTTGGCACAACCTCAATATTTTGCATTAGACTAGGAATAATATCTTTAATTCTATTTAATGCGCTTGTAGTTTTGTCGTTGTCGTTAGCTAGTAAAGGATTTGCAGGCGCAGGCTGCACAACAGAAGTACGGAGTTCGTCGCCGTTAATTGCTGTAAATTCTGGAACAATAATCGGCAGTACTTCATTATAAGTACCTGTTTTTAAGAATACAGTAGTGTTTGGATTTGTTACTGTAGGAATTGCTGTTGCGGATCCTGCAGTAATACCAGTTATAATAATGTCTAGTAAGTCGCCAGCTTTTTGTATGCCAGTAGCTTCTGCTTCTAATGACAAGTCAATAATTTGTCCTGCTCTTTGATCAAATTGGACAACATTTAATGATTGATAATTTATCGGTTGTTGATTATTTAGAACTTCATTTAAAATATTCTTTAATTGTGTATATGCTGCAACTGTTTGTGCGCCTTGTGCTCCAAATGTTCCATTAATATACTCATTACCTGCTTGCGTATAATAAGACTTGGCAGCAGTAATAGTTTTCCAAGTGCCGCCTCTTGAAATATCATATGCTAGTGCATCAACAATATATCCTGTATCGCGCTCACATTTAACAGTATCGTATGCAAGATTGCCTTCCATGTTACCAGAAGTAGTAGTTAATACTAATGGAATTCCGCTATTTTGTACAGTACTAATTCTAAATGTAGTTGACGAAGTTATTGTATCAACATAGTAAATTGTTCCTGCTGTTACGCCACCTAGTGTACCATCAAACACAATTGGCATGCCTGCTGATAAGTTACTAGTATTAGCAGTTGTAAATACTTCAGTTCCAGTTGTTGACGCAGTAATAATGACGTTATATGTATAACTAATCCAATTAGTTATTTCTTTCATTAAAAATTCTTTGTTGTTCTTAATAATATTTTTTGCTTGTGGGTTTAAATAACCATCACGCACTTGCTCCATTGCATAGCGCACGCTTGCCCAAGGTTTATCAACTGTTAATCCAGATGCTGGTGCTGGTTCGTTAATTCCCAATGGTCCAACGTAAACAACGTTATCAATTAGACCATAGTTTGCCCAAGAAGGTTCGCCGTCAGTAACACGAAGAATCTGACCATCAACACCAACCGGCAATCTAGTAGGTCCTTGTTCACTGTAATAAACTAAGTCGCCGTCTGTTGTTAAGGATAGTGATTCAGCACCTAGTGTTAACAAATTCCAATAAACTGCTGTTAGATCATTGTCGGGACGATTTGCAGTTTCTGCTGTGTGTTTAGTAACACAAATAAAGCTACTAGCGCCAAAAAATACAACATTGCCCTTTTCATAAACGGCTGTTGCTTTCCAGGACGACGAGTTGCCGCTCTGCGTAATTGCAGTAACAGCGCCGGCTGAAGCACCTGTAACAGTTATCAAAACATTGTTCGCAGGAGTTGTGCCGCCGACATTTGCGCCTGGAATAAGAATAATGTCATTTATTGAATAGCCAGTGCCAGCAAACCCAGTAGATATAGTTGCAGTATATACTGTACTAGATTTTATAATATCAAATCTTGCACCCGACCCTGAACCAACGGTGTTATTACCCTGAACTTGTAAAAAAGTTTCTGTACTTGCTGTAAAATTAATACCACTATTAAGTTTACTCCAGTTAGCATCAAGTGCAACATCAGCTGATCCTAGACTGTCAGCAAGAGCAACATATGTTGTTCCTCCAATACGGACAACATCACCTACTCTATAATTAGTTAATGCGCTCCAGTCGCCTTGGAATTTAAATCCTGTTGTAAAAACATCCCAGTCGGCTAAATTAGTACTCGGTGTACTATTTGTATTATTTGTTTTAGCAACATAAACATAGCCACCGTATGTTACAGTGTCGCCTGTTTGGTAATTAGATGCAGTGTTCCATGAATCTTCAAATTGGAAGCCTTCAATAAATGATTCCCAGTTTGCTTCATCTACTTCAAAGTCATCCGAAGTATGCGGAGTTGTAGCAATCCAAATATTGCCACCATACTTAACTAAATCATTAACACGGTATCTAATGTTTGTTGCCCAAGTGCCTGTGTATACTAATCCGTCACTAAACAATGTCCATTTAGATTGATCATTTTCTAAGCCTAATGTTGCTGTAGCAGACGACACGTGAGCTGTATTACATACATACACATATCCGCCGTAGCGTACTAAGTCATTAAGTTTGTATCTTGTAGCAGTCGACCATGAACTTTTAAAATCAAAAGAAGTTGCAAAGGGCGTCCATTTTTCTAAGTCGGCTTCTAAACCTAAGAATGTTGGACTTTCAAATGTAGCCGAAGTGTGTCCAGTTTCAGCAATGTAAACGTTTGCACCGTATTTAATAACGTCACCAGGTGCATATTCAATTTCGGGTCCCCAATCAGCTTTCCAACTAGTTCCGTCTGACACAATATTCCATTTTGGAACTGGGTCATTTAAGTCCGAGTTGAATTCAACCGATGCTGTGTGGTTCTTAATACATATGTATGATTTTCCACCAAAACTTACAACGTCATCTGCAACGTATGTTGACGCTGAGGTCCAGGTGCCTTGCCAAACAAAGCGTATTCTACCTAGTTTAAATTCTGCCATTTTTGCTCCATAAATTCTTTGCTACTGTTATTTATCTTATTATTGACTTGACCGTGTCGAGTCGAATATTGTCTTGAAAAAGTATGCCATTGCTACTCCGTCGCCTGCCCAACCACTGTTTCCAAATGGTCCGTCAAACATTGTCTTTGCTGGCATTTCGATTATCCAGTCTTCGCCGCCCTCTTCTACCGTAGATGTAATAATATCTGGGCCGCCGACTTTAATAGTACCAGCTTGTAACAACCCTGTAAATGTATCTGATCCACCTTGCGACAATCTACTTGTTAAGTATGTCTTAATTGCTCTTTGTGTAGGTACTAGGTTGTTTGAGTTAGCAACAAATGTGCCATCTGTTGAGAACGCTGTAACAACAACAGGTGATCCACCTAGTGCAACGCCGCCGATTGATAGTTGAGTTAATCCTTCAAGTCCAAATTCGTCAGCACTTAAAGTAACAATACCTGTTGCTTGTTCTACAGCAAACAAGTCACCAACTCTAAAGTTGCCGTCTTGGTCAGTTGAGCTATAAAACACTCGTCCGTTGTTTGTTTCTTGAATTTCATTCTGTGGTTCTAAGTTTGTGTTCTCTGGTAAGAATGGATAATTTGACTGAAGTTGATTTCCAAAACCAATATTCAAGAAGTCATGATTTGTTAGTCGTACTTGACTAAATCTACTGCGTATAGAAAGTGTAGTACCATGAATCGGAGAAAGATCTTGTATCATTCGAGGCGATATTTGAACTTCGCACTCTAAGTTTGGAACTACTGTTCCTCTTAAAATTGTTGCTTTAGCAACCCGATATGTTTCATCAATTCCTGCAAATTCCATGTTATCTCCAGGTTGAGGTAATCTTGTTAAGTCTTTAAGAACAATTCTTAGTCCAGTCTGGAAGGTATCAGAAAAACCACTACCTCTAATACTAATTGATGTAGAATTTGTATTATATCCTAATCCGTAATTTATAAACGTCGGAGCACCTAATACTCCGTTGCCTGTACGAACTTGTGTTGTTACTTCTTTTGAGTTGCTCGGATCGATAATAGTAACAGTAGGTGCAGCTAAATATCCCGAACCAGTATTTTGCATTCCAAAATCAGTAATCCTAGTACTGTTTATACTTGCTCTCGAAAACGCTCTTGAACCTGTTGAAATTCTAGTAGTAGTGCCGCTATCATCAATAGTTAAGAAATAACCATTTTTAGAAGAATCATCAAATGTAAATCCTAATGCAATATAATTTTCAATTGCGCCACCAACTCGGCGCCAATTAACTCCATCTGCTGATTGACAGCATATTCCATCTTCGACATTCAATATTAAGAATACTCCATTGCCATATTCAAGTAATGCTCCTTTAACAAACAACGATGATTCATACCAAGTTATTCCATCAAAACTATAAACTGTTGATCGTTCGTCACTTGAAATTGCAACAAATCTTCCGTTGCCATATTTTACTTGAGTCCAATTATTAATTGTAGAGTCTACAGAAGTATCAAGAGTTCCTGCTGTCCAAGTTGCTCCATTATCTTTGCTATATTTAATAGCGTGAGATGAACCAGAAATAGTAACAAACGTATTGTTGCCATATTCTACATCTACCCAATCATCGATATCAATTGATATATCAACCTCTGTCCAAGATCCGCCGTTATTTACTGAATACGCTGATATGCTTGAACCTCTAGCTACTGCAACAAATACTCCGTTTCCGTATGTAATTGAAGACCATTCTTCTCCTGCACCCAATGTAGGTAATGTTGAACTTAACCATGTAACACCTTCAGAGACTGAATATAAACAATTGCCTGCTTTTGATATTAATATCCAAGTACCATTACCGTAGCATGCATCTGCCCACTGCGGATTAACAAGGTCGTTTAACGGCAACGTAATATTAACATCCCAAATGTTTCCAGAACTTGTACTAAGTGCATTTGAACCTGTTGCTGGAAATAAAATTGGAGTAAACCCATTTGATGCAAGTATTTTATGATTCGATCCTATTAGATTAAGATCGAATGCCGTTTGTGTAAACTCTGGTGTAGAATATACAATTCTTGGTTCAACGGTATACACCGTAGTTGAATCAAATCCTGTTTCAATTGGCTGTCCAGGATTAATATGATCCCATCCAACTGCACCAATTTGCATTGAACCGGTATCAGTAGTTATTGCTACTGGAGTTCCACTGCCTTCTACTGTTTCTATAGTAAATTCTTTAATAATTGTAGATCCGTCTGTAGGGAAACCTATAGTAGTTATATTTTGTGCTACGCCCGGCGACGTTTCTTCAGTATTTATTGAAAATGTTTGTCCTGCTTGCGGACCAGTGAGAGGTGCCCAGGGGCCGTCTGCCGTGATCGTTAGGGTTCCGAGGACAGTATCAGTTAGTATTATAGTTGAGCCATCAGTGACTGCTATTAATGCATCTATAAATTCCGAGCTAGCTGATCCTAGGGCTTCGACAGTAAATAAATTATTGTTAAACTGTGTTGCAGGCGACCCCCAGTTAGTTGCAGCAGCATAATCAGTTGTATCAAGTTTTTCAAATTTTTCTAATACATAATAAGCATTTGTATTAACGCCACCAAATAGTTCAGTAAAGAACGAAGCTTCCATTGTTGCGCCGCCATCTGAAGTTACTACTTCTTTTTCTCCAGGCGTTACACCTTCCATAGAACCAACACTGTCAGATAGTGACACAGTATCAGCTGTTGTTCTAACAATAATATCACCTGCTCCGGTTAGCAACGGAACTGCGGCGCCTGCTGTTGTCTCACTTATTGTAAATGATGTGGCATTGTTTACCACCTGGATATAATAAACTTTGTCGTTCTCAAGGCCGCCAAATGTTGATCCTGTAAATATAATTGGATTGCCGGCAACAAACCCAGTAGTGCTATCAACTGTAATTAGATTAGATACTGCTGCTGAAGCCGTTGCTCTATTAGTAATTATCGAACTTGATATTGTAAAATCAGTTCCGTCAAGAATATTGTTTACCCAATATTTTACATTTTCTACTATGCCGCCGATAACATTACGATCAAACACTACTGGGTTTAAGGGTATTAACGAAGATGTATCAGAAACAGTAATTGCACTAAGTGCGGCGTCAGTTGCGGTTGCAGCAAGATCAATTTTATTGGCTGATATCGAAAACTGGTTTGAATCATATATTTCGTGAATATAATAAGTACTGCCGAGTACAATATCACCTAAACTTATTCCAGTAAATTGTATTGATTGTGCAATTTCCATATCTCCAGTACTAGTACCAAACAAATAACTAGTATTAGACGGAAAGTTTAACGTGAACGAACTTACTTCGCCAGTTAACACAATCGGCGAAGCTAGTGGATCTTCAATATTTATGTTATTTAGAGGCCACACGCCTCCGCCGAGTGTTGTTGATATTTGTATGGAAGTATCGCTTATAATATTTAAAATGTAATAACTAACATCATTAACAACTCCGCCAAATGGTGTTCCTGTAAAATTAATTTTTTGGTTAACTTTTAACTTAGCAGTACTTGATACATACATATAATTATTTAGGTCGCCAAATGTACCTAATACTTGTATAGTGTCTTGCGCAGTTGAATCAACAGTAATATCATAAAAAGTTGGAATAAATTGTATTTGTTGTCCGGTATACACTGTATGAAAATCTGCTGTATTGCTCAATCGTAATCTATCAGTTACTGAATTAGCACTGACAACTTCTAAGGTATCAAACGACTCTTTAAGGATTTGTGCTTCTTTAGTTACAGTATCATATCGAGATATTCTGCCATACTGCCCTGCACCCTTGCCACTTGTTAATAACAAGCGCATACTTTCGTATTCTGTTGGTGTAGAAACTTCTGATTGTGCAAGTATTAAGTATTCGCCATTTCCTCCTTGGGCGTTATTTGATTTGAAATTATATCCAAGGCCGCCTTCTGATAAGTCAGCGCCTTCGAGTATTCTTGTTTTGAAAACTGCACCACTGCGTAATTCGTCAGCTATAACTTCAGCACCTAAACCTGCTCCGCTAATATTTAAATTTGCGTAGCTAGTTATAATGTCTTCTTGTGTTTCTAAGAAGAATGTAAGAGAACCTATTTGTAATTGTCCTCCATAAAAATTTGTAGTTCCTGCAAGTCCGTCGATTCCTCGAGGATAAATTTTAAATCTTAATGATGTATTTTGAGCAGTTTCGTCCCAGAAGGTAAACGAAATTCTCCACCATCCATTTTCGACAAAATCTTTTGCAAATGTTGTTGGTACAATGCCGCCATCAATACCTGTTGCCATTGTTAATTCTTCAGTGTCAAAATTAAATCTTGCTCTTGATGTTTTAGTGTCGTATCCAGAAAATATAGCATCAAAATCAAAATATGAAGAAGTTTGTTTTTTGACATAAATGCTAGCAGTATAAGGCAATGCACTGCCTTGTGGTACTATACCTATATGAGAAATAGTTAAAATAGAGGTAATAGACAGTGTTTCAACTGTAACTGTAATATTATTAATAAGAGCAGCACCAAATACTTCTGCAGATATACTAATTTCGTTTCCAACAACATACCCGCTTCCGCTATTATTTACAGCTACAACATAACGGTCACTAAACACTGTTATATCAAAAGTTGCATCAATACCCGAACCGTCAATATTAGTTCCTGGAATATTAGTATATGTTCTACCCTGAGGAGAAACAACAATATCTTGATAGAAATAACTCGAGTCAGATAAGCTAGTAATGCCTTCGATTCTCCAAGCTGGTTCGTTTTCAAAAGGAGTAGTTGGCGATTTTGTAATATTAAGATTTCCGTCTGTAATCCAAGTACCTGTGTTTATAAGACTATTACTATATTTTAATAAGTTAGTTGTAGTATCGTAATATTGTTCGCCTGCATCACTAAATTGTATTTTTAGAATTTCTGCGTTAGTACCTAACGCTCCAACGGCGCTTGCTTTTGCTTGAGTTGATCTGTTATTAACAGAACCAGTAGCAGGAGTTTCGGCATCATCAAACCCTTCTGCGATACAACCAAATGTACCATATGAACTATTACCGTTAGTTGCACGCACTCGTCCACCGTCTTCAGCAAAGTATCCTGCATAGTTATAATAAGAGAACACAGATACTGCTTCTACTAATGCGTTGCCGCCAGTGCACCACACGCCGATACCATCGGATATAATTTGTGTAAAGTCGTTACAAACTATAGATCTATTACCACCATTGTGTAATGTACTATCAATTTTTAGCCCAGTACAACCGTTACCAAATGTAGTTACATTTTGAATATATGGGGATCTGAGTGTAATCCAAGCAGTTGTATCACTCGGACCTGTTCCCGGATCTAAACTTACAAATGTGCCGCCTGTTGGGCGTCTTGTTTCGTATACATTTTGCGGTGTCAGTGTTCCTAATAATCCAGTTACTGTCATATTACGAATGCCAGTTGCATTCTGTACATAGAACATATCATTTAGTGCGTTGCCGCCATATACATACATAGTTCCAATACTAGTTTCTAGCTCTACTACCGGACCGTCTTTAGTTGCACTAACTTGGAAAGATGTATTAGTAATGCTAGTACCGATAACATAATATGTATTTCCTTGAATAATATTTGGTCCGCCGATAACTGTACTAATTTCATCAATTGGATTTAATGACACAAATTGTACTGGAGTATTATGAGATATATTTTCAGTGCTACCAACTTCAAATTGGTTAATAAATCCAACCGATCTAGTACATAATGTGCTTACTGGATCTAAAGGTTTAACTGTAGCTCCGCGTAACTCGTCCCCGCTCAACGCACATTTTGAAGGAATTACAATTGGTAATATCTCTTCGTATGTGCCTGATTTAAGATTAATAGTTGTATATGCTCCTTGGTTAGCAGGAGGAATGGCAGATGGTGATCCGGCTTCAATTGGTTCTCTAATAATGCGTTCTAAACTATTTACTATAGAAATAGTATCACTTTCAATAATTAAATTACCATTAACGTACTGTGCAACAGGAGATTCGGCACCATCTAAAACTTGATAATTTTGTGCAGGAGGAGTATTAGTTAATGCAAGTTCTATATTGTTGAACAACTGTCCTATAACTGCTGTATAATAAACAGCTTGTTCTTCAACTGATTCGTTTGCAAATTGGTTTGTACTTTCTAAATCAAAATATGTTAACGCATTTGTAACAGTTCTTGCGTTTTGACCTCTTGACAAGTCAGTTACTACGCCATCAAATATATATTGTGCATCACGCTTAGTTTTTTCTTCGTCTAACGCATAAGAAGTATCAAACGGTGCAATGACATCAGCAATTTGTCTTGATGTCCAAGCCCAAGTTTCTTCAATTACCCATGCTTTGTTTAACTCTAGTAAAGTCTTTTCAGTTTGTTTTTGCGTACCTTCAGCAACACGCTCGCATGCATACTTAATTGTTTTCCAAGCTGTATCAGCTGTTGTTCCTCTGACTGCAGAGTCAATACCGTTAGTTGCAACATAATATACATTTGGAGTAAAGTCAGTTTCTCTCCAGGCCGGTAAGTCGCCTACAACTTTTAAAACATTTGTCTGTGCGCCAATATCTAATGCTGACTTAGCACCACCTGATGTAATAATTAACTGGCCTATCTGTGTAAGAGAGTTAGTTGGATCATGTGGTAAGTATACAACCCAATATAAATTTTGCAAGTCTAAGTCTGGGCGATTAACTAGCGCAGACGTATGTTCTCTAATACATTGATAAGTTGCGTTACCATAAAATGCAATATCGCCTTGATTATAAAGGCTTGAATCTGACCATCTGCCTTTCCAACTAACCCCTGGTATCATTAATTCCCAGTATACATAATTAGTACCAAAGAATGTTAATACAGCACCGTCTGTAATTACTCCGTTCGGCGCAGCACTTAAAGTAACTGTTGAACTTCCGCCTGTTGTAGCAATTGACTGAACTGTTTGTCCTTGAGAAAATCCTTCGCCAATAACAGTCATTCCAACTGTAATAGCTAAAGGATTTGTAGAATCTTGTGTATCTAACTTAAGAGTTGTTCCTGATGATCCGGTTGCTTCGTATACTGCAGAAACTTCAAACTTTCCTGGAATTTTATTTGTACTATCAGAAAGTGCAACATATAAGCTACCACCGTAGTTTACAACGCTACCTATTTTATATTCATCTACACTGTTCCACACACCGGACATATCAAACGCTTCGACTACGAGTTCCCAAGCATCTGTAGAGTCATCTGAGTTAAACGAAGGCTTGTTATTAATATTATTAATAGTCAAACTTTGATATAAGTAGCCGCCGTATAAAACAATATCACCTGGTTGATAAATGGTATTAGCACTATATACGCCGTCAAAATCTAATCCCGGAACCCATAGTTCCCAATACGAGCTATCAAATGTATCTTGTAGTATTCCTTCAGCTATATCGATTTCTACTATATACCCTGATACGCCTGCTAGTGCTGGATCGTCTTGTGCTGGAGTGTTACCGTCAGCAAATATACTTCGAATAGTTGCTAGAGACGGTTTACTAATAGCCGGAGCAATGTATGAATTATATAATGCATATCCTAATGGAAGATTTGCTTGTATGCCTGCTGGGGTTTTAACTATGTCTGTCCATTCAGGAGCAAGACTTTCACCTTCCCATAATTCTGAATAATCAAACATACAGAAGTTTAACAAATATAAATATTCTTTTGCTGCTACTTCAAATGCATCGCCGTCTGTTTTAAAGTTATCGCCGCCGTACCCTGCTGGATCCCAAAAACCGCCGTCATATGCTTCTACCATTGCATTGTACAAAGGACCAGTTGCCCAGTCTGCACTAAGATATTGATACATTTTTAATGACACAGCATCAAGTCCATGCATATGTAATGTGTGGAATACATGCTCAAGAACTTCTTGTGCATCAGTGTCACCGTCGCCGTAGCCGTCGCCAGTTGAATTCAAATACCATACCATGTCGTTAGAAACAGTAGCATCAAAGAAGTCATTTAGTTCCCAAAATGTAATACCGTCGTCAGTTAAGAAGTTTGGCGTATAATCAGCGCCTGCGCCTCTTGCTACCCGTTGTACAGTCGGTAAGCCTGCATGAAATGTACCAACTGCTCCGGCAAGTGTATTAATTGTTGCAATCTGTGCAACACTAGAAATATTTGGGTCATCTTTGTTTAATAACAGTTTAAATGTTTGTGCTACTTTTTCTATAAAAGCATCTGGAACTGCTGCTTGGCCGCCTACATCGCCTGCGGCTACAATTCTAACTCCGTATACTGTTAATTCCTTTTTAAAGAAATTGCTTCCTGATATTGCCATCTTCGTTTCCTTATGATACTGTTATTGCTGCGTTCATCACATCGTGTACGCTACACTGATAGTAGAATGTTCCGGTACTTCCTATGGTCCATTGAGTAGTTCCAAATGTTGCGCCGTTATTAAGTACTCCAGGAGCAACACTACCAGTTCCTGTAACTTGTGCTGTTTTGATGTAGAATGGATGTCCAAGTGCATTAATTACAAAGTCTACAATGTCTCCGTTGTTAAATGCTAGGGCCGGATTATCCCCACTTACTGCACCATTTCTGTCAGTGCCACTTAATGTATAAGCACTTACACCGTTATTTGTAACATTAATTGTAAAATCTGCTGTTATTACAGGAGTTAAGCTTGTGTCATTAATTGTAATAGCATCTGATGTATCTACAACTGTGCCACTTACACTACCTGTTCTAATCTGAACTTGGAATGTTTCAGCACCTTCAGTTGTTGCATCAGCAGTTGGTGTTACTGTAAAAGATCCTGCATTACTTGTGATTACAAAACTACCTGTTGATGTACTAAAGTCACTTGCGTTAGTAACACTCCAATACAATGTAGTTGCGTCTGCTACGTTAGCTGTTGCTACATTAATTGTTAGCGCACTGCCTTCGTCAATATTATTAGCTGCCGGTGTCGCGGCGTATGTTAGTATAACTGGCGGAGTTAAGCTTGTGTCGTTGATTGTAATAGCATCTGATGTATCTACAATTGTACCGCTTATACTATCTGTTCTAATCTGAACTTGGAATGTTTCAGCACCTTCAGTTGTTGCATCAGCAGTTGGTGTTAATGTAAAGTTTCCTGTATTGCCGGAGATTACAAAACTACCTGTTGATGTGCCAAAATCAGTCGAGTTAGTAACACTCCAATAAAGTGTAGTTGCATTTGCTACATTAGTTGTTGCAACGTTAATTGTAATAGGTCCACCTTCGTTAACATTATCCACTCCTGCTGTTACAGTGTATGATGATATAACTGGCGGAATTGCTGTTCCACCCATGCCGCTATGATTAATACAATAGTAGTACAATGCTGGGGCATCATCTGCTACAGTAATCTGTGTATATGCTCCATCTGTTCCCGGTGTTCCTACTTTAACTACACCTATTGTGTATTCTACACCAGGTGCGTTCCAAGAACCATTTGGTGTTGCAGAAAATAACAGTTGATGTGTAGCATTACTAAGATCTGACTGATCAAATCTATATGTTAATCCTCTAGTTAGTGACAATGCAGGACTTGCTCCAACTTCGCCTTCAATGTAAAACTTATTACCTGTGCCATATTGGTTAGTGCCGCTTGCAACAGATACATTATAAGTTACTACTCCTCCAAAAGGTGTAATTGCTGTACTTGTATAAACTCCGTAATTTTCTGGTGAAGATAGTTCCGGAGCGTGGCCTTCAATGCATTTGTAAACACTAGGACCGTACTTAACTAAGTCACTTAATTTATATTTTATTTGTGTACTATCATCTGACGATATAGCATATTCGCCGCGCCATTGTACGCCATCCTTAGTAAGTTTCCATTTAACTAAAGTACTATCAAGTTGATCATTGTAGTCTTCTTCTAGTCCTTTTAAATCTGTATCTGCAGAAATATGAGAAATAATACATTCATATGTTGAGCCGCCGTATTGTACAATGTCGCCGATACCATATGTAGTACTCGAAGTCCATTCACTTTGCCATGTTGTAGATTCAGCATACACATCCCATTTATCAGAATCAGTATCAAGCACTGCGCCTGCTAAGTGTTGTGTATTACATTTATAAACAATACCACCAAAAATAACAATATTATCTAAACTATAAAAAGTAAACTGTTGCCACGGGCCTTTCCAAGTTTGTCCAGTCATCATTAAGGACCATTTAGGTATGATGCCATCTAAGTCTGTGTAGAATCCGTTAGAAGTATGCGGTATTAGACATACATAGGCTTTACCTTCATATTGTACTATTTGATCCTTTTTGTAAACAGTCTGATCGTTCCAATCTCCTACCCAGGAAAATCTTAATCTACTGATCTTAAATTCTGACATCGTTCGGTTCCTTGATTATAGTTATTCGTATATTTATGTGACTATCTGAGTAGGGTCATATGTATAGGACTGATTAATTCGTACAACTAACTCTCCTTGCTCATTTACATAATAATATGCATTTTTATTATCCCAACGATATTGATCCCATTCTAAATTATCATATGGACGACTATGATCACTTTCAAGTCTTCCATCAAAAAAGTCTACACCATATTCAAATTCAGTAAAGTCATCTACAGATGCTCCTGGGTTGTTAATTGTAATTGTGTCTACATCTTTAAGCTGGTCAATTTTTGCAAAAGACAAAGTACCAGTTTCTGTTCTTTTTAAAGCATAAAAATATCTAGGCTGTCCTTCGCCTAATAGTTCTGAAATGCCTGGTGTTTGACCTACATAGTGTGTTGATGCCATTTCATATCTCCTTAAATAATTTCTACTGTACTTAAGATACAGTCGATGCTATCTGCAACATTTGATCTTACATACAAGTTATTGTTTGGTGTTAAAATTAGTTTCTCACCGCCGTTTAGTACACGTAAACTAGTATTTGGGGGGAGGATTAATTCTTTTGCATAATATCCTTCTGTACTATCAACATCTCGTAACGATACATCTACTAGTACAACTCCGTCAGTTAAGTTTGCTAAACTAAATCCAACAACTGTAATCCGTTTGTTATCGTCAGATGCAAGAACTTCTATTTTTTCTATACCTATTTGTGATACTACTTTATTTTTAAATGTTGTTGCCATATCTTTATCCTAATACTAACACTGTTCCAAGTGCAATTTCTTCTGCATCATTTCGTGTAATACCCGATGACGCACCTGCAACTGATACCCAATTGGTTCCGTCCCAAACTTCAACACGTTGATCATCAGTATTAAATCTTACTTGACCTAATTCCGTAAATTCAAACGGAGGTCGTTCACTACTTTCTCCAACAGGTATTACAACTCCGTATGTTCCGCCAAATTTATAATAACCATTTCCGGTACTTGTAAAATTAGTAATACTGTCTTGCTCACTATTTGTAATAGAGTTTTCTTTGAATGCAAAGTTATCAAAACGTACACTTCCTGTGCCATTTGCAGTTAATACTAAATTGGTATCGGCTGTAGTTGTTGTAATTAGATTTCCGTCAATCTGTATACTACCTACATCTATTTTTGGTACTGATAATCGTGTATTGTCAATATCTGCAACTACTGTTCCGTTAGTGTAGAATCTAATTTTATTATCATTAGATCCTTCTGTTAATTCAGCGGTAACTTTTGTGTTGCCGTCTAAATCTTCAACACCTTTTAAGTTAACCCAATTAGTGCCGTTATAACCTTCGTAGCGATTTAAATCTGTGTTAAATCGCATATACCCTGCTTCATCTGCTGGTCGTTGTGCTGTTGTGCCTACAGGCAATTTTATGCCGCTGGTAGCATTAATATTTATTATTTCGCTGCCCGGAGTAATATTAAAGTCGCCAGTTGTTGAAATAGTAGAACTGTTAATACTAAATGTATCTATAATAATACTACCTGTGCCAGCAGCTCTTAATTCTAAATTACTATTTGAAATAGTAGTAGTAATAAAATTATCATCAATTAAAATATCACCTGTACTAAAAGTGTTAGCATTAATTGCACTATTACTTGTTATATTATCTACAGCAATTGTTCCGTTAACTGTTAAGTTATTTGTAATAATTACATTATTACTAGGAATAAGTATTTCGCCAGTTCCGTTAGCTCGCAGTTCTAAGTCTGCATTTGAGTCTGTTGTAGTAATTGCATTGCCAGATAATTCAATTTCTTCAAATTGAATAACACTTGCACTAATAATAACTTCGCCAGTAACATCTAAATTGCCAGTTAGATTAAAATCACCAATTTGGTTTACATTTCCTACATGTGTAACTGTTCCATTGATTGTAGTATCAGTTAAACTAGTGTCATTATTAACTGTTAAGTTTTGGGTAATAGTTACATTATTACTCGGAACAAGTATTTCACCAGTTCCGTTAGCACGCAATTCTAAGTCACTATTAGAAGCAGTAGTTGTGATAAAGTTGTCGTCAATTAATATATCACCTGTGCTAAATCTATTAGCAGTAATAGTGCCTGCACTATTGATATCTCCAACACTAATGGTACCAGTAACATATAAATCATTGCTAATAACAACATCATTGCTTGGAATCACAATATCGCCATATTCAGTAGCTCGTAGTTCTAAATCTGAATTGCTGTCAGTAGTAATAATAAAGTTATCTTCAATTTTGATGTTTTCAAACTGCGCAGTACTTGATACAGAAATATTACCAGTAATGCCAAGATCACCGGTTAAATCTATATTTCCAGTTAAATCTGTATTTCCAGTTTGTGTAATATTTCCTTGTATATTAACGTCTTGTAAATTTGTTGACCCTATAACCGTTAAATTCTCATCAATAACAACATTATTGGTTGGTATATAAATATTACCTGTTCCATTAGCACGAAGTTCTAAATCACTGTTTGATAAGGTAGTTTTAACAACATTGCCACTAATTAATATATCACCTGTATTAAAAGAGCTTGCAGTAAGTATTCCTGTACTATTAATATTATCTACAGTAATTGTTCCGTTAACTTCTAAGTCATTTGTAATAAGTAAATTATTGTTTGGTATAACAACTTTACCTGTTCCATTAGCACGAAGTTCTAAATCTGCATTTGATGTAGTTGTTGTAATAAAGTTGTCGTCAACTAATATTTCTTCAAACTGAGCAGCGCCGCTGACATCTAAATCTTGTGTAACAGTTACATTGCCTGTTATAACTGTATCACCAGTTTGAGTAGTATCACCAATGTGTGTAATTGTACCAGTAACATTTGTATCTTGTAGGTCTGTATCACCACTTACTGTTAATGCTTGACTAAATGTAACATCATTATTTGGAACATTAATAGTGCCGCCGGCATTTGCCCGTAATTCTAAATCACTGTTTGATAAAGTAGTTTCAATAACATTACCGTCAATTTGTATGTTGCCATTTGTAAATTGGCCAGTAAGTGTATAATTACCAGTTTGAGTAGTATTGCCAATATGTGTAATTGTACCAGTAACATCTGTATCTTGTAGGTCTGTGTCACCACTTACTGTTAAATTATTATTAATCTGTAGATTATTA